TGAGTAATACAACTAATCCATTAATTAATCAAAAGACTGGTTTACCAATTGTTGGAAATGTACGCAAAAAGGTCATTGAAAAGAACTATGACTGGGGCTTGTATGTTTACAAAAAAGCAAATGGTCGCTGGTTTACTGACGGTAATGGTAATGTTTTAAATATTGAGTCTATGCGTAATGATATCTCTAAGATGACTGAGCTAAAGAATGCAGCAAAGCACTATGGCGATGCAGGAGATGGAGAAGTAATATTTGTTCCTGGGCTAACACGTATTTCAGAAGAAGAACATTCAGAACAACTTGATCGTATGGTCAGTGGTTTGATACCTTCTAAAAATGACTTAGGTGCTTGGAAAGCTGCAAAAGATACACTTGAGACACATGGAAGAGAAGCGTACGAAAATGGCTAATGAAGAATATCAGTATATTTCTGCAAGTTTAAATACACAAGAAGAAACGGTAAACTCTTTTAAAGAGCAAGACCCGTTTAATAAATCTTGGGACATGCTTAAAGACTTTTCTGGATTAGAACAAAACTTTCGTCGTAGAACAGCAAGAAACCTTAACAAGTTTGCAGATGTAAACAATGCAGCATATCTAGATTCTGCAAATGTTACACCATCAGGTGTGGATGCTTCATCAAAGCAGATCAATCCTGGAACGGTATACAGAAATGGTTATGGACTATTTGATGTAATTACTCCTCCATATAATCTATATGAACTTGCAAATTTTTATGATACATCTTTTGCTAACCACGCTGCTATTGATGCAAAGGTTGCAAATATTGTTGGTCTTGGATATTCATTTGAAGCAACAGACCGCACCATGCTTTCTTTTGAGGGTAAGGAACAAAGCGCTATAGATAAAGCACGGAAGCGTATGGAAAGAATGAAGCTTGAAATGCGTGACTGGCTAGAAAACCTTAATGATGATGATTCATTTACAAAGACAATGGAAAAGGTTTACACAGACGTTGAGTCTACTGGAAATGGATACCTTGAAATAGGTCGTACAGTAAATGGAGACATTGGATATGTTGGTCATATACCATCAACTACAATTCGTGTTCGCCGTTTGCGTGATGGATATATGCAGATCATTTCACAAAAGATTGTTTACTTTAGAAACTTTGGTGCAACCAATCCTAATCCAGTCACAGAAGATCCACGTCCAAATGAGATTATTCATATCAAGGAGTATTCTCCACTAAACACTTTCTATGGAATTCCTGATATTATTGCAGCACTTCCTTCACTTATTGGTGATCAACTTGCATCACAATATAACATTGACTACTTTGAGAATAAGGCTGTTCCAAGATATGTCGTAACCTTAAAGGGCGCAAAGCTTTCTGGAGAAGCAGAGGACAAGATGTTCCGCTTCTTGCAGACAGGCCTTAAGGCACAGTCTCATAGAACCCTTTATATTCCTCTTCCTGGAGATACTGACCAGAACAAGGTTGAGTTCAAAATGGAGCCAATTGAAAACGGAATACAAGATGGCTCATTCAAGGAATACCGCAAGCAAAATCGTGATGATATTCTTGTTGCTCATCAGGTGCCAATTTCAAAACTTGGCGGTACTGATTCAGCAGCAATCGCAGCATCAATTGCACAAGATAGAACATTTAAGGAACAGGTTTCACGTCCTGCACAAGGGCACTTAAATAAAGTTATCAACAAGATCATTAAAGAAAAAACAGACATACTTGAGTTAAAGTTTAACGAACTTACACTTACAGATGAAATTACTCAATCACAAATTCTTGAGCGATATGTAAAGACTCAAGTTATGATGCCTAATGAGGCTCGTGAAGCAATTGGTCTTCCACAGCATCCAGGCGGAGATACTCCATTTGAAATGTCTCCAAGACAAGCAACAGATTCTAGAGCGAATGCATCTGGCAACAGAGCAAGAGATACTGAACGAAACAATAGCCAATCTGATGGACCTGCAACCACAACTGGACGTAATCCACAGGGTGAAGGTAGAGCGTCTCAATAGTTGAGAAATAGTTTAAAAGGTTTGGTATAATAGAATCGTCATGAATATAAATAAAGCACATTGGTCAACAGACGGCGATAATGTACGTCTGTCAATGCCACTTACAAAGGTAGATAAAGAGAAGCGTATTGTCTCTGGCTTTGCTTCTTTGGACAACCTTGATAAGCAAGATGACATTGTAACTACTGAAGCTTCTATGGAGGCTTTTGCTAAGTTCCGTGGCAACATCAGAGAAATGCACCAGCCATCAGCAGTAGGCAAGATGGTTTCATTTAAAGAAGAAAAATATTTTGATCCAGAATCAAAGAAATTTTATAAGGGTGTTTTTGTATCAGCGTATATCTCAAAGGGCGCACAAGATGCATGGGAGAAGGTTCTTGATGGAACCTACACTGGTTTTTCTATTGGGGGACGAATGAATAAGTGGGACGATGCATATGATGAAAAATCAGATAAAACAATTAGAGTTATTAAAGAATATGATTTGATTGAGTTGAGTCTTGTAGATTCCCCAGCAAATCAATTTGCAAATATTGTATCCGTTGAAAAGGTTAACGGAGTAGACACACTAACAGGATCATCAGCTAACTTAGTTGTTGAAAATGTATTTTATGACTCAGAGTCTGGCTTAGTAACTTTGTCAGCAAATGAATCAGAGATAAGTCCAGTCACTGGCGAAGAAATGAAAAACATTGGTTTTGTTGAAAAAAATGATTCAGAAAAAACAGAAATGATAAAGTTCTTAGTTGATAGTGCAAAAGGCATTAGAACAATTAAGATAGCAAAGGAGGATAATCCTATGACAGAAAATACAGAAGTAGTTGCAGAAGCAACTCCAGAAGTTAATGAAGTTGAGGTTGCTCCAGAGGCTCCTGCAGAGGCGATTGCAAAGTCACTAGAAGTTACAGAAGAAGTTGTAACAGAAAAGTCAGATGCAGTTGTTGAAGAGGGTAGTGCTCCTTCTATTGAAGAAGTAACAGAGAAGGCTGACGAAGCAATAGTTGAGGTTGCAACAGCAACAGCAGAAGTTGCTAAGGCAGTTTCTGAAATTCAGAACTCTGTAACTAATGCCTTGAGCGATCTTGCAGCAACAGTAAAGGCTATGCAAGCTAATGTTGATGCAATCACAAAATCTCTTGAATCCGTAACAGAGGAAGTTAAGGAAGTTAAGGGAAGCTTTAATGAATTTGGAAAGACCGTAGATGCCGTAGTTGCAGATACCGCTTTCCGCAAGTCTGGCGATCTCGGCGAGATTGTACAGGAATCACCTAAAGTGATTCAGAAATCCCTATGGGGCGGACGTTTCCTCACAAATTCCGACCTATTTAACTAAAACAAAATCACTAGGAGGTGAACAATATGTCAGAAACAACAAACACAGAGCTCCAAAAGTCTTTTAATCATCCCACAGGTGATGGCGTTGCCGTATCAGGTGGAATTGGTGGTGCAGTAGCACGAGGACCTCTTGGAAATCTAACTCCAGCAGAGTCACTTGGTAACATTGCCACAGCGAACTTTGGAGTAACAACAGGCGCAAACGCAGTAAACCCATCAGGTACACCTGGTGGTATCCTTGCACCAGAACAGGCTCGTCGCTTCATTGATTATGTATGGGATGCAACTGTACTAGCCAAGGATGGTCGTAGAGTTACAATGCGTGCTAACACAATGGAACTTGAGAAGGTCAACGTTGGAGAGCGTGTCATTCGTGCAGCAGCACAGGCACAACCTACATTCACAAATGCAGGTGCAACATTCTCTAAGGTAGAACTTACAACCAAGAAGATTCGTCTTGACTGGGAAGTTTCAACAGAAGCACTTGAAGACAATATTGAAGGCGCAGCACTTGAAGATCATCTAGTTCGCTTGATGACAAATGCATTCGCAAACGATATTGAAGACCTTGCCATTAATGGTGATGGTTCAACAGGCGACTTCCTTTCAATCATGGACGGTTTCGTAAATCGTGTCAAGACTGATGGAGATGCTCACGAGTCAATCGTTACTGTATCAAATAACGCATGGACACCAGAAGTTATGCAGGATATTATCCTAGCAATGCCACGCAAGTACCGTGCTATCAAGAACAACCTAAAGTTCTATGCTGGTACAGATGCATTCCAGGGAATCGTTAAGAATAACGGTACACTTGCTGATGCAGTTGCAGAAGCATTTGCAGGACAGATCGCAGGATCAACACAAGCTAATCGTCAGGCTTACCTAGATGGTGGAGCACAGACATTTGGTGGAGCACGTACAACACGTGTTCTTGGTGTTGACGTACAGGAAGTTCCATACTACCCAGCAGGCTATGTAGATCTTACATTCCCTTCAAACCGTGTATGGGGATTCCAGCGTGATATCACTGTAAACCGTACTTACCAGCCAAAGAAAGATACAATTGAATACACAGTATTCGTTCGTTTCGGTCTTCAATGGGAAGAGCTTGATGCAGTTGCTTATGCAGATGCAGCATCAGAATCATAATATTTGATTCCAAGACAAGGAGGGTAGAGAAATCTGCCCTCCTTTGTCATATTCTGATATAATAGCAGTGGAGGATACAATGTCATTAATTGAAGATTTAAAAAGTAAAACCGTGTTTGAGTTAAAGTCATATGCGAAGAAAAATAACATTGACCTATTTGGGGTAAGTACAAAAAATGATATTTTAGAAGTAATCTTTAGCTTTGTTCCTAAAGAGTCATCAAAGATAGTAGTTAGCAAGCCAGAGTCAACAGAAAAGGTAGCAATCTATTCAGTTCGTAACCTTAGCTGGAATGGTGTTGGTGAACTAACCAGGGGGTACAACATAGTCACTAAGGAGGATGCTGATAAATGGATAACAAACAAGTCTGTACGCACAGCTTCTCCAGAAGAAGTGAAGAGAGCATACGGTAAGTAAACCATGGAAGCCTTAAGAGTCCCACCATATCCTATTCTTGTTACCTATACCGTTGCAGAGCCAAACACGGATCATATAGTAGAAATCAAAGATAAAGACAGAAATGATATACTTGCAGAGTACGAAGTAGAGTCCTCTGCAGACTCAAAAATTTCTATAGAGATTGCTGGAGATTTAACTAAGTATGATGACAGTTATTATTTAGTTGTTTATCAGGAAACAGTAGACCAAGACTCAATAGTTGTTGAAGATAATTTAGAAATAAGAAGACCATATGTAAACCCTGCTATGCTAGGAACAACAGCCTCTGAGGTTGCAGAATATGCTAAATATGAAAGAATTGCAAGAGCAATAATTGATTCAGTTACAGGTGGATTTTATTATAAGGTTGAGTGGCTTGATCAGACTGGGCAAGGAACAGACTACCTTCCTATCTGGGAAAGAGTTTATAAGATTTTAAAGGCATATGAAAACTCATTATTAGTTTATGATGCAAGCTTAGCATCTCCTGTTCTTGGTGAATGGGTGTACGAATTAACAAAAGATAAAACTGCTATCATGAAAAATACAGAAACTCCAGGAATGATTGGAAATAGATCTGAGCAAAAAAGCTTAACTATTAATACTGCCTCATCAGATTCATTTAATGTTTATGATACAGACTATAGCGAAAATGCATATACATTCTCAACTGGAGCAGCTTTCCCAGAAGGATGGGACTATCTATTCTTGCTTGAATCAGGATATAAGGTTATTCCTCATGACATATATGAAGCAGCATTAATGCTTATTGACGACATTAAGTGTGGCAAAATAGATTATTACAAGAGATATGTAACATCATATAACACTGAACAGTTCAGAATTCAGTTTGATAAGACAGTTTTAGACGGTACTGGAAATATGCTTGTTGACAAGATTCTTGATAAATATAAGAAGAGTATAACAAGAATTGGTATTCTTTAATGCAATGCGAGATAACAGACTTTGTGTACCCAATGCTTGCAGATGTCTACTATCCAATAGTGGATCAGGGAGCGTATGGAAATGTAAAAAAGCAGTGGATTATTGATAGATCTATTGCTTGTAACTTTGCTCCAACTGGACAGTCTACAACTGAAGAAGTAAAGCCAAATGTAAATATTACAAAAGAAAATATATTATTAGGAAGAACTAAGACAGACCTTAGAGTATCTTTATCAAACAATAGAAATTCAGTAACTAACGTAGTTGTAACAAATATAAGAACACCACAACAAGAAGACGTATATCTAGAAACCTCTGGCCCAAGAAATGGAAGATCAACTATATATGAAATAGCATCAACTGAAGCTATAGTTGGACCATTTGGTAGTGTAGAGTATTACAAGGTAGTCTTGAGACGTTCAGAGAACCAGGCAAGTGATCTATAATGAAAGTTATAATGAACAATGCTGCCTTTAAAAAGGATATGAAAAATATAATGAACTATTCAATTGGGTTTTTAGATGGTATACAAATAGGAAAAACAAAATTTTTAAACAATGTTGGATTAATGACAAAAGAAATATTAGAGCAATATATTGACTCAAATGCCAGGGTAAATCCAAAAGCACTACACCATATGTATGAATGGTATAAAGTGGGAAGTCCTGATGCACGTCTATATAATATAAACTATACTATAAGCAACCTTGGCCTTTCGTTTGTGTCAACAATGAAGCAATCAACATCAATTAAAGATGGCTCATCAGTACCTTTTTATAATAAGGCTAAAATAATGGAAGAAGGCACTCCAGTAACCATAAGACCAACAAAGGCAAACGCATTGGTTTTTGAAGATGGTGGAGAAACAGTCTTTACTAAAGGCGAGGTTGTAGTACAGTCACCTGGTGGAACAGCAACAAAAGGTTCTTTTGAAACCGTAGTAGATACATTTTTTAATAGATATTTTACTCAAGCATTTTTAAAATCAAGCGGAATGTATCAACACCTAAGCAACGCTGATGTATATAAAAAGAATATGTTAGCAGGAAAAGCTTCTGGAAAGATAAAAGGCCAGCAAGTAGGATATAAATGGATAGTGAATGCGGGGATTAGATAATGGCAAATGATTCAACCTTAAATACTCCAGTTCTTTGGATCAACAAATATTTAGAAGAAAAAATATTAGGCATGACGGGTATTGATAAGATTCCATTTTTCCCATCAACACCATCTACTATAGATAATCTGACAGAAATGTTTCCTACAGGTGGAGTTATGGCAACTTGGGACCGACTAATAAAAATGAATCGCAAAGGATTCCCACACATTAAGTGTGAGCAGTTGTTGTACTATTTTTATGCAACAGCAGAAAATACAATAGAAAACATGGTACAGGTTCAAGAGTCTGTTTTAAGACTAATGGATCGCTTTGATGAAACAGCAGAAGAAATAAACAACTGGTGCTCTAACAGACAGATAAATCTAGGAACAGATCAAAACCCAGACTTAATAGATAACATGTTCTACTTCCACAATTTTAAGGTATACCAACTTGAGGAGACCAGAGACATAATTGATTTTGGCACAGCCAGGACCTATGGCGGTAACAAGATAATTATTGACTTTGACTATCACCCTATGAAAGAGTTAACGTCCAGAGACTGGAAGCCTGAGAAGCTAGCCACAAAAATTATCCTATAAAACGCTGTTATAATTATCTTGAGGAAACACAACGCCGTACAACTAAATATCCACTTAACAGAAAGAGGTACAGAAATGGCATATAATCGTGGAACGTCCAACAATATCATCGTTGGAGCAGCAGCGCTTTTTATTGCAGATACAACACTAACTCCAGCCACACTGGAGACACCAGAAGCAAGTAAGTCATTCAGAGATACATTGACTGATGACGCAACCTACACAAACGTAGGTTTCACAATGAACGGTCTTGAATTGCAGTTCCAACCTGATTTCGGTGAAGTACAGGTTGACCAACTTCTTGACGTTGCTAAGCTATACAAGCAAGGAATGCAAGTTAATCTTGCAACAGCATTCGCAGAAGCCACACTAGAAAATCTTCTATTGGCTTTGGCATATGGAGATTCACAGCTATCAGGTACAAAGAGCACATCTGCTGGACGTGCACTTGACCTATCTGCTGGAAAAATTGGCGAGTGCCCAGTAGAGCGTGGTATCGTTGCAGTAGGTCCAGGCACAGGTGACTGTGTTGACTCTGCATACGTAGAGCGAATTTACTCAGCATACCGTGCACTTTCAATTGAGAATGTAACAGTATCTGCAAAGCGTGAAGAAGCTTCAATGTTTGAAGTTTCATTCCGTCTACTTCCAGAAGATGGTTCAGGATCATACGGTAAGATTGTTGACCGTACTTGGACACAAGCTTCATAATAACTTAATAATACAGCTTAGCCCATCTCATAACGAGGTGGGCTTTGTTGTTTTTGTGGTAAACTTAGTATACTATGGCTACAGAAGTATATAAAACAAAAAATATCTATTTATTTGATGGTACAGAGGTGCAAGTTATGCCTCTTAAAATTAAATATCTTAGAGAGTTTATGGATGTATTTAATAACATAAAGAAAGCATCAAATGATGATGAATCAATGATGGTTTTATTAGAGTGTGCAAGAATTGCAATGAAACAATATTATCCTCAAATATCTAAAAACATAGAAGATCTTGAAGATAACATAGATTTGCCAACGGTGCATGAAATTTTAGAAATTGCTGCAAATATAAAAATAGGTGAAGACTCAGAAGAAAGTATAAAGACTCAAGCACAAAGCAGCGAGGCTGGTCCAACATGGGAAGATTTTGATTTAGCAAAACTTGAATCAGAAGTATTTTTGCTGGGTATATGGAAAGATTATAGTGAACTAGAAGCATCAATATCTTTATCTGAGCTATTATCAATAATAGCAAGTAAAAGAGAGTTAGACTTCCAAGAAAAGAAATTTTTTGCAGCAATTCAAGGTGTTGATTTAGAAGGCGGATCAGAACCTGAAAGAGGACAAAAGGAATGGGAAAACTTAAAGGCTAGAGTATTTAGTGGTGGTGCAACATCTGACAGCAAGGACATTTTAGCATTACAAGGACAAAATGCTAAAAATGTAGGATTTGGAATTGGCATGGGTCTTGATTATGAAGACGCAAGAGACCCCTCAGTCATGGTATAATTGATACGAACCTAGGGAGGGATCAAAATGGCAACAACTGTGCATGAAGCGCATAAAGTCAAACTAATTGATGGTACAGAAATAACCTTAAGACCGCTTAAGATTTCACTTTTACGAAAGTTTATGAAAAAGTTTGAGGGTATTGCAGCAGTGGTAGATGATAACGATAAGTCAATCAATCTACTAATGGAATGTGTACTAATCGCAATGGAACAATATAAGCCAGAACTAGCAGCAGATATTTCTGCTCTTGAGGAAAATATTGACTTACCTACAGTATATGAAATTGTTGAAACTGCATCAGGAATTAAGCTTTCTGAAGCGTCATCAATTTTCAGTTCTGATGAGTAATATAACTAAATAAAGAGGTGTAGTGAATGGCTGATGTTCAGTCTAATATTAAAGTAAGTATTGATACTACTGACGCACTAGCCAGTATCAAAAACTTACAAAGACAGATATCAGCCTTTCACACATCAATGGCTAAGGGTGGTGCTGCTGCTAATGCAGTCACTAGCCAATTACAGCAAAACTTAATTAACTCAG